GAAGGATTGGCTCCGTTGCTGATGTACAAGTTGGAAACCTCAACCCGCAAGCTCCGGTCGGAACTACGCTCGCGTTAATGGAGCGTTCCATGAAGGTGATGTCTGGTGTTCAGGCTCGACTTCATGCGGCTCTAAAAAAAGAACTTAGAATACTAGGCAAAATAATAAAAGATTATATGGGGCCAGAATATTCATATGAACTAGAGGGTGACTTTAATCGTCAGGAGGATTTCGATGATAGGGTTGATATTATCCCAGTTTCCGACCCCAATGCCGCAACCATGTCACAAAGAGTCGTGCAATATCAGGCGGCTATGCAACTTGCTCAACAAGCTCCGAATCTCTATGACATGGGTAAGTTACATCGTCAAATGCTCGAAGTGCTTGGAATCAAAGACGCAGACCAAATCGTAAAACTTCCAGATGATGTCAAGGCGTCAGACCCTGTTACTGAAAACATGGCTATTCTGAAACAAGAGCCTGTAAAGGCCTTTAAGTATCAAGACCATGAAGCTCATATACAAGTTCACATTGCTGCCGCTCAAGACCCCAAGCTACAAGAGATTGTAGGGCAGTCACCTTTTGCCGGAGCGATACAGGCAGCTTTGTCAGCACACATCACTGAGCATGTGGCTTTCCAGTATAGAAAAGAAATAGAAAAAAATCTTGGTGTAGGAATGCCTAGTGAGGACAAGCCTTTGCCAGAAGATATAGAAATAGAAATTTCTAGGCTGGCGGCACAAGCGGCAGGAAAGCTTCTAAATCAAAATCAAGCTGAAATGGCTGAAGAAGAGGCAAGAAAGCAGGAGCAAGACCCGCTCACACAAATCCAACAACGTGAAATTGCCCTTAAAGAAGCTGAGTTCCAACACAAACAGCAGCTTGATTTGGCTAAGTTGCAATCAGACATGAATAAATCTGCGGCCAATATCGCAGTTCAAGAAGAGCGCATTGAGTCTGAAGAGCGGCGTGAGGGTGCAAGGCTTGGAATGGACTTGGCAAAAACACGTTATGAGGGACAGCGCGAAGACTTGAGATATGGAATTGAGCTTGGCAAAACAATCACAGAGGAGATAGATGATGCTGGAAGTAATAAGGGATAAAATTAGAATCTACATGAATGACATAGCCGACCACATGGCTGGTGGCGGCTGTCAGGACCATGAGGAATATATTCGCCTTGTCGGCAAAGTTGAGGCTTTAGCCCTAGTTGAACGTGATATATTAGATTTGGAAAAAAGATTAGAAGAAGAGTAGGGGTTCCGTAAAGCATTTATATGCTATATATTCGTTAGTGGAGACTTTCAGGCAAAGCCTGCAAGGTACTGTGAACCTAAATCACTGCAAGGAAAACAGATGTATTCTGCAAAAAAAGAAGTCGACCAAAAAGTCGCAACCAAAATACCCGAACCCACTGGGTACAAACTCTTGATACAACCACTTGAGGTTAAAGAAAAGACAGATGCAGGCATTTATATGCCTGATGCTTTAAAGCAAGCGGAACAAACTGCGTCAGTTATTGGCTTTGTTGTTAAAGCTGGACCAGACGCATACGGAGACAAAGATAAGTTTCCGAATGGTCCGTATTGCAAAGAAGGTGACTTTGTTATTTTTCGGTCTTATTCAGGCACAAGATTTAAGATTGAAAAACAGGAGTTTCGTCTTATTAACGATGACACTGTGGAAGCAGTTGTCGAAGACCCAAGGGGATACACAAGAGCATGAATACGAATACAGCAGAAAAGCTAGAAGAGGGTACTGAGGTAGAATTGGAAAACAATGTTGAGCTTGAGGTGGACATTGTAGATGACACACCTGAGCAAGACAAGGGAAAGCCTCGTCGTGCGGAAGATGCGAAACCGCAAATTCCAGAAGATGATGAAATCTCAAACTATAGCGAAAATGTGCAAAAGCGCATTAAGCAATTAAAATATGAGTTTCACGAGGAGCGACGGGCAAAAGAAGAAGCGGCAAGACTGCAAGAAGAAGCAGTCGGTTATGCCAAAAAATTATATGAAGATAACAAAAAACTTCGCAAAACAATACAAGAAGGCGAGGGTGTTTTAGTAGAGCAGGCCAAGGGTAGAGTTGATGCCCAAATAGAGCAGGCCAAAAAAGAATATAAAGAGGCTTATGAGAGCGGTGACCCAGATAAGCTGTTAGATGCAAATACAAAGCTTAACAGTCTTCAAAACGAAAAGTTTAGGGTTGACTCTTATACACCACCAAAAGAGGAGAGCGTTCCGGAAGAGGCTCCGCCAACAAAACAAAAGATTCCTGAGCTAGATACCAAAACAAAAGCATGGGCATCTGAAAACTCTTGGTTTGGTGAAGACTCTGAAATGACAGGCTATGCATTTGGATTGCATGAAAAGCTGGTAAAAGAAGGCTTAAATCCAAAGACGCAAGCAGATGAATATTATAATCGTATCGACGCCTCAATGCGTCAACGATTCCCAGACAAGTTTGGTGAACAGATAATTGAGGAAGAAGCACCTGTTCGTCAAACTGGTTCCGTGGTTGCCCCCGCACAGCGGAGTGGAAAAAAACCACGCAGAGTGCAATTAACCTCAACACAAGTCGCTCTCGCCAAGCGCCTTGGCCTCACGGCAGAACAATATGCGGCGCAACTCTTGAAGGAGGCATCTAATGTCTGACAGAACCCCACGCTCAAACAAGTCTCGTGATAACGAGGCTCGTAAAAAAACTTGGCAAAGACCGACCATGTTACCTACCCCCGAACCCCGCGACGGTGTTGAATACCGCTGGGTACGCACATCTACTTTAGGGCAGGCTGACAACACCAATGTGTCATCTAAATTTCGTGAGGGTTGGACGCCAGTTAAGGCAGAGGACCATCCTGAATTACAAGTGTTGCCTGATATCGACTCTCGATTTGAAGGTAATGTTGAGGTTGGAGGCTTGCTACTTTGCGAGAACTCGACCGAATTTGCAGAATCTCGGCGTGACGCACACGATGAGATGAACGCACAACAGATAGAATCTGTAGATAATAATTATCTACGTCAATCTGACCCTCGTATGCCTGTTCTGCAACCAGAACGGTCTACGAAAACTTCGTTTGGTAAGTAACTTTAATTAGGCGCTTACCGTTATGTTAATGGCTAGATAGAAGAGAGGAATAAGCAAATGTCTTCAACTGCCGCTCCCTTCGGTCTGCGCCCGATTGGTCGTCTTGACAGTGGTTCCCTTGAGGTTTTCCGTCAGTATCCAATAGCTTCTGGCTACGGTACTGCGATTGCCACAGGCGATATTGTTCACCTAGTTGACGGTGGCACAGCCACTACAATCGAAAAGCAGTCCGCTACTGGCGATGATTCGACTGAAATCGATATCGTTGGTATCTTCATGGGGTGTTCGTACACAGACCCGAACACCAATCAAAAGACGTTCAGCCAGCTATATCCAGCAAGCACTGCTGCTTCGGATATTATGGCGTATGTCGTAGATGACCCGAATGTTCTGTTCACTATCCAAGCGGATGGTGCGCCGACAAACACAGGTGATATCTATGGCAAGAACACTCTTCTCGTTCAAACCGCTCCAAACACTTCACTGAAAATTAGCCGTGTAGCGTTGGACATTTCCGAACTCAGCACAGATGCTCAAAACCCAATTCGGGTTATTGATTATCTTGGTGGTGACCAAGGTGACGAGAAAGGTACGTCTTTCCCCATTCTGGTATGTAAGTTCAATTACCACCAGCATGCACTTGCAACTGGTTCGGCGTAAGGAGTAGAAAATGGCTATTACACGCGCACAACTCCTGAAGGAACTGTTACCGGGTCTTAACGCATTGTTCGGCTTAGAATACGAAAAGTATGAAAACGAACACGCAGAAATCTATGAAACTGAAACATCAGAGCGTAGCTTCGAGGAAGAAGTAAAGCTGTCTGGTTTCGGAGCCGCTCCCGTAAAACCGGAGGGGTCAGCGATTTCGTTTGACAGCGCACAGGAATCCTTCACAGCCCGTTACAACCACGAAACTGTGGCAATGGGCTTTTCTGTAACTGAAGAAGCAATGGAAGATAATTTGTACGATGCGCTTTCAGCACGTTATACAAAGTCTCTTGCCCGTGCGATGGCATATACCAAGCAGGTAAAAGCCGCCGCGCTGCTAAACAATGGTTTCACCACCTTTCAATCAGGTGATGGGGTAACATTGTTTAATGCTTCTCACCCGACTGTACAGGGTGGAACTAACTCAAATCGTCCAAGCACAAATGCTGACTTGAACGAGACTTCTTTGGAAGAAGCAGTTATTAACATTGCCGCATTCGTTGATGAGCGCGGTCTGTTGATTGCCGCTCGTCCACGCAAGTTGGTTATTCCACCAGCATTGATGTTTGTTGCAACTCGTCTATTGCAGACAGATTTGCGCGTCGGCACAGCCGATAACGACATCAACGCTATTCGGTCAAACGGTTCGATTCCAGAAGGCTTCCGCGTCAATCACTATCTGACTGACAACGATGCGTTCTTCCTGACAACCGATGTACCGAACGGCATGAAGCACTTTGTCCGTACACCAATGTCAACATCTATGGATGGTGACTTTGACACAGGCAATGTTCGCTACAAAGCCCGTGAGCGTTACAGCTTCGGTGTGTCCGACCCATTAGGCATTTACGGCTCACCCGGAGCTTAATTGTACTATGGTATAAACTTTTAGATGGGGCGGCTTTCGGGTCGCCCTTTCTTTTGTTATAATGATTTATAACCTTGACAGCTTATGCTGACACTAGCCACGACAAGGAGTTAATATGGCTAATACAACTTTTAGCGGTCCCGTCCGCTCAGAAAACGGCTTCAAGAATGTTATTAAAAGCGCGACAACTGGTGACCTTACCAGTGAGATGACACTTTCTGTTTACACCGCTACTGTAACAGTTGCTAACGGTTCTACTACAGGAAAAGAGTCCGCTATCGGCATTCCATCAAACTTTATTCCTATG